ACCTGTGTCTGAATATGGATTGCTAACTGCACCATTATCGAAATATTTACCATCTGCTAAATCATAAATATAAATGTGATCATCATATGCAACCAAACTATCATCTTTAATTATACCAGAATCTACATCAGCGTCCATAACAAAAGTTACAGGTTGTGCATCAATGAGTACCAATTCAGATAAAGAGCTGCCATCTGCAATATATAATTTACCAAGTACATAAACACCACCTGCATTTCTACACATATATACTTTTCCCAAAAGAGCACCAGAGGGTGGCACTGCTCCGAAAAAAGTACTTGTTACGACAATTGAACCTTTTACACTCAATTGTCGTAAAGTTACAGCTTCATCAAAAGCCGTAGCTTCTGCAATTCTTAGTGGTGCTAATGTTGAACCATCTGCTTTTCTTAGAATGAATATACCTGTACTTGCAAACCATTCTAAAAATCCACCACCTTTACCGAATTGAACTATCGCTGCAAGTGCTGAAAATAGGAAATTAAATTGTTTTTTCATTTTAACTATGCTCTAATCACATCATCTACACTTAATTCAAGGGATTCTATAACATTGTCGCTACTTAATTTAACCATAGCTGAACAACTATCTTTGGTTGGAAAACATCCTACCCATATTTCGGTATTAACGGTTATTATTCCATCAGGTGCTAATTCCTTCACAACTAAATTTTTCTTCGCAATTGTTGGTAATGCTTTTGCTGCTAACATCAACCAAGTATAACCAAATAATGATTTACTCTCAATTGGATGCAAGTATTTAATAGTGCCATTCCCTGTAGTTCTCCTACCTGCTGTTTTAATATCGTGGTCTCCACCACCATGAGGTGTTGCTTCTAAACCTATTTCTGGTCGTTCTATTTCCTGCACCGCCCATTGTTCGATTCCATCAATTTCTATTCGGAATTTATTTACTTTTACTGGATTACCTTCCATCGTATCTTTGATTTAAGAATTTATAATTTTTAAGCGTTCTAATTTTAAGCATTAAGTCTTTCAGCAAGTTCAACTAAATTAACAGACGAGCTTGTAAGGTTTAATCCTATACCTATGTATTTTAATGCTGCAATTGGTTTAAAGTAAATATTCGCAACGTATCCACCTGCATCAATATCCTCTTGTTCATTAATTGTTGCATCTGCAATTTTATCAACATCTTGGTCGCCTTGATATAAGTAACCAACTTGAATAGCTCTACCTGTAACTAACCCATCTAAAAAGGGTGTTATTTTTCTCCAAATAGTTTTCCAAGTAATTACATCATTTGGGTCAAACTGTACTGAGTTTGCCAATGCTTTGATATTACGCATCATATAAACTACTAATTCTGACACGTTCTCATGTTTAAGCATTGTATCCGCAACTTGTAAAGTACGATTGTCCTTTGGAATTACACCATAAGTAGGGTCAACTACAACTGCATTCACACCAGCATTAGAAACATCATCAAAATCTAATGTTCTGGCAGGTGAATTTAGATTAAAAACTACACCTAATACATTTTGAACAGGGTACTTCGGACCTGCTGACGCAAACCAAGGTTTGTAATCATAATTATCTTTATTATCTCTACCTGCTTTTAATCCAAGAATATCTTGAATTTCTGGTATCTCCTCTTCCAATAGAGTTACCGGATTAATGATACGTAATCCACCTGTAAACATACTTGCAAAGTGTGTATTAATCTTTACGTGAGAATAAATACCTACCCCATTTCGATAATCTCTAATACCTTCTGCATTTAATCCTACTGGAGTTCTTAAAATAGCTCTCATATCTTTTCTCAAAGCTGCGTAGTTAGCAAGTGCAATATCAATTTCCGGTATCGCTTTGTGTGGAATTGCAATTCTCCAAATATCAGTTTCATTGCCGAAAGAGTGAATACCTGTCTCCGAATCTGCGTGTCCAATAAAATCTGCATTTACAAGACTTGCACTTGCATATGAACCGCTGGAAAAGGCAACTTCAACACTGTCCTTTAATTTAGTAAGTACAATTGCACTTAGTACCACCGCACCGGACGCAACTGTCGAAGAAATTCTTAAATAAGCATCTGTTACATCGTCAGTTACCTTTAGATATAATTTACCGGAAGTTGCAGTAAGACTTACAGAATTACTTTTTACAAGCTCTGTACCATCTTTAGCTGTAACAAGTTCAACTGTGTAACCTGCTATCGCACCACTATCAACTGTGTATTCAAAAGTATAAGTTTCTCCTTTAACCAAGTCGAAAGTATCAACCGAGTAACAATGTGAAACTGTTGTTGCCGCGTCTAATGTCAATATTAAACTAGCCCACGTGAAAGTGTCAAATGCTGCTGCTGTACCGTTTGCATATCCACCAGTGGCAACAATACTATCTACCATAGATATAGTACCAGCAGGTAATGAACAATGTACTAAAGCTTCCGAAATTGTTGCTGCTAATGCTGTGGATATAACAAGGGGAACATCGTAGTAAACCTTTGTTAATTTAGTGAATCCTACTATCTCAATAGTAATATCAACCATGTCATTTGTTCCTGACGCTGCCAGAGCTATTGTTATTTTTGCAGAGAACTCACCAAATTGTGCTAAGGTAAAAATAACACCTGAATTAGTGGCTGTTCCTTTAACACTGGTTCCAGTTGTGTTATCCTCAATATCTGTATAATGTTCTACGCGAGAAACTTTTAAAGTTGCACCAGCTTCCAACGCTCTTTTTACGAGAAATGGTGATAATGTTGCATTTGGAGTTACCCAACTTGAACCAACCTCACCGAAATATTTGCGGAACTCTTGCCAATTTCTTATAAGTTGTGGTTTGTTAAATTCACCACGCTCTGTTTCTGCCAGTATAGCTGCTATTCCTTTTATACCACCTGATAAAAGTACTGATAAATCTTCTACATTAACTTCTGTTCTTGGTCGTCCTGCGTATATCATAGTTTTTATGTTTTTATATTTTAGACAAAATTAGCTAATTTTAATTTCTTAACCAAATCTAAGGTTGTAAACTTGTTGAAATATCTATATTAATTAGAGGTACAATACCATCGGACAATAAAACTTCGTCTTCTATCCATACATCTCTAACAGTATAGTTATACATATATTCAATAATATTATCTACTGAACTTAGGTTTGCAATGTTCTCTCTATATATATCAAATTTATTATCTGTAGCAATTCCTGAACTGTTTACTCCAGATAAATTATTGTAACTTTTTAAAGTATTATCTAATAAGCTTTTTAATATCCTATCTTTTACAACTGATGTTGAAATTACATGAATATTATATGTTATGTTTTTTGTGGAATATGGACACATATATTTTCCGTATTTCAAATTGCCTTCCTCTTCATATGATTTGAACATAGTAGCACCAAACCCACCGATTGAACCTGTTGCTTCTCCAGCTCTATCTACCAATATTATGGAGCTTGTTTTTTCGCCTCTGCTGTATGCACTACCAACACCGAGTATTTCTACAACTTCATCATCTGATGTAAGTTGTCTCATGGTATCTTTGGCGGCTTCATATAAATCAACGGTTGCATAGGAAGTAATATCTGGTAATAGAGCAGCACTCACCAAACCTTTTCTTAAAGTTTCAAAAATTGCTCTGTCTATTTCTTCTAATGTCATCAGTATTTTTTTAAAGCTTTTATTAAATGAAATTCTGGTATATTTTCCTTAACGTGCCATGCTACAACTTCCCTAAAAGTTGGTTTCCACAGAGGACGTTTGGGTATATGACCTGTCCTACTACCATACTCATGAACCGCTGCAATATTTGCTATGTTATTATCGTCTTTATCCTTAGCTTCTTTCCTAACACCTGCATACACCGTATCTCTTTTTACATATGTGGTAATTGCGCTGAAATAAGAACCTGTCGCTTCTAATATATTTTCGCTCAACCTTGGAGATTGACTTCTAACCTTTCTTACTAAATATTTTGTGGATAATGGTGTCCAGTTTAAATCTTGTTTTGACATATGTGTTTTCGCTAAAGCTTCTGCTTTTAGTCCAAATCTTATTAGACTCAACTTTTGAGCTACTAACATTTCTTTTGTTAGTGAATTAATTAGTCTATGCACTCTATACCAATCACCTATTTTTTTAAGTGCCATTATGATTTATTTATTAACAACTCTCCATTTATTATACATAAGATATTCTGTTCGTCAATCGGTCCATCTTTACGAAAAGGTAAAACTTTATATTTCCTACCCTCTAATATCATATAATCCTTCTGTGGTTTAAATAACAAAGTGTGTGTACTTATATTGTATAATTCTGCAAATATTAAATCCTCTATATTTAGGGTAACTATAACTTTAGATTTATCTACTGCACCTTGTTTTGAGTATTCAACATTTTCAGACTTAGGATATTCTACAAGTGCAGACAAATTATAATCTACATATCCTATGTGATTGTTATCCTCTCCGAATCTTGATAACGCAGGAACAGCCAATTTGTAAATTACCAGAGTTACGAAAAATTGATTTGTAACTTCTTTTATCGCTCCCCGAATTTCTAATAAATAGTTACTATCTAATAATACCACTATTCTACCTCCCCTACTCTACCACTTGTTACAAAACTTACATAGACATCTTCATCACCTTGTATTGAATCCAAAGCATAAGGACAACCAATCTGTATTAATTTACGCTTTGCATCCGCACTATATTTAATTAAAAATGCTTCGGTGTTCATTGCGAGAATTGATTTATCCTTTATTCCTATTGCGTCCCACTGTACCTCCACAGAACCAGCAACAACTGATTTAATATATTTTAATTGAGGTGCTATCTCTGTTACAGCTTGTTTGTCTCCGCCTACTGTACGTAATGCTGCAACTGTCAATAAAGAAACACTTACCATGTCTGCTAATATACTTTTTTGTAGCATACTGTAATACAACTCTTTACCTATTCTTGTTGTGTCTATTGTATCGTCATTTTTTGTAGAAACTTTGAAACACGCTTCTAATTCAAACATTAGTTCTAAAGTGATTTGACTTAGTATATTTTTATTTGTGAGTGTGTTTTCTAAAAATGGCAAACGATTTAATACCATCTCAAAAATAGTGTAATTCAAATCAGTGTGATCTGGTGCTGCTATTACACTTATTATATAATTTTTAGAAACTAAACTTTCTGACGTAATTACCAATGCTAAATTTGAGCTTAAATCTATGGTAGAACCTGATGCAATACTTGAAACTGCATTGTCAGGTACAACTAATGTAACAACCACACCTGTAACATCTGTACCTGAATTTACACTTAATTCTACAGCTCCGGTATCATTGTTTATAATAGCATCTGCAAACAATTCCTCTAAAGATAATAATACGAGTTTATTATCTGTATTTTCTGCAATTGTAACCGTTACTGTATAGGTTGTATCTGTTCCATCGTTTACAACATACGCAATAGGTGATGTAAAATTGTTTTGAGTTACTCCACTTGTTTGTACAACACCATCTGAAAGTATTGTATCATAGTTGCCTGTAAAAGTTGCTATTAATGCTGTAACTACAGTACCATATGGTAGTTCTACATTAATAGTAGTTCCTACAAAAGTTCCTGCAACACCTAATAAAGAGTATGTTAATATATTTGCCATTATTTTGTATATTGTTGGTACTTATTTCGCATATTGTTGGTACTTAGCTACCATTTGTTCTATTAATGTTGTTACTACATCCACTGTAAGTTTCTCAAACTCCCCCCTACGAACACCATTTTCAAGTTGTGCCAGTTCTATATACCCTTCTATGAATAATTCCATTGATGGAAGAACAACATTTATTTTAGCAGATTGGTAAAACCCATCTGTTATATTTCTTTTTTTCCTTTTTTTGTCTCTGTCATTTAAAGATTCGTCCTTATCTATACTATCAAACCTTATTACAAATAATTTTTCATAATCTATTTTCTTTTGTATCGTTCTCGCCACTAAGATAAATCTATTTTTTAGAATAGCTTTTGTATTACCTTTAAACTCACTTATGAAAATAGGTCTTATTATTCTTAAAAAACTCTCACTACAACAAGTATCTATTAATCTTTTGAACTCTTCATTTCTTACTAACTTAGAATGTATCAAAGTTGCACCTATAGTTTGTAATTGTATTTCGAGAGCATGCCTTGCTTTTCTATTATCTGAATCCTCCTTCAAATAATTCATCTCATTTTTTAAATAAGCTAATTCTTTTATTACATCTGCAATAGCACCTAATAATTTACGATTCTCATTTTTTATTTTCAGATAATTGATATAAGCGGTTAATATAAAACCTGCCATTGTTGCCAAAAATGTTAATATCTCTGGAATGTGATTTTTCATTGTAGAGTTTATTTTATTCCTTGTTTATTGGTTTATGTAGAAATTTATTAAAACCCCACAATATTATCTATAAAAATTAACAGGTCGGCGCACATCGAAAAATGATACACCGACCTTATTTGTTATTACTTAGCAACTGTGTTGTACTTAATTGTCAAATCACCTGCTACTCCTGATACCGCTGTTTCAGTTCCTACAGTGGCTTCTGCGTCCATCCAAGCTGTATCAACTCCAGATATATCAGTTCCAACTACACCAGTAGATGTTGTTAAAACAGATACTGCACTTGTTTGTAAAGTAGAACCGGAAGTTACAATAAACTTATTGGCGCTCCAAACAACTGTTTCTAATCCGCTTGTTACAAGGCGTAATGCTGTTTGTAAAATTGTAGCTACCGCAGCCATTGAACCAGCACCACTAAAATCAATTGCATCAACATTATAAGTTGTACCATCAATAGTAACTCTAAACGAACCATCTGTTACTGCTTCCCATGTACCAAAAGTACCTTGTGCACCAGTTCCACCTGTTAAATAAGCAGGAGTTACTCCAAGTGTTCCTGCTTTAGCCTGAAACTGTACATACATAGAACCTATTACATCAAAATACATAGATATTTTACTATCTGAACCAGAACCAGACCAAACTGTTTGAGCAGCTTGTTTTTTAGATACAAACTCATCCACACCTTCTGATGCAAGTTTTGTTAATGTTTGTATTGATACATCTTGACTGTCGTTTGCATCATATTCCACTGATAGTAGAACACCAACAACACCTGTACCAGTTATTATCTCATCACCTAAATCTGCATAAGCTGCGGTTAAATCCTGAGCTGAAACCAAAGTGGTTGCTACTATCGCAGCTTCATATGCTGCCAATATTGCTAATGCAGTTGCACTATCAACTATTTCTAAAACACCATTTGCAATTTGTCTATCAACTGATGTAGTTTGTTCTACTAAAACTGGCAAATTTGATGCTCCACCAACTGTAAACTCTTGTATGGAATCAGTATAAGAACCGCCCGCTGTTACTAATCTAACATATATCATAATAATACTTATTAAAATTTATTTATTCCTCTAAACAAAAAACCCCGCCCACCTTTAACGGAGCAGGGTTTTTAACCTATCAATCACTAAACTATTAAAACGTTACATTTCTAAGTAATTTTCAAGTGCTTCTTTAATATCAACTTTACTTGGTCGTTTTTTAAACTCAATGCCAATCTCTGACGCTACTCGAACCATTTCAGTATAATTCTCACTTTCAATTACAGCTTGTATATTCTCTTTCGATATTTTTTCAGGTTTGTCATTACCCTTTTCAGATTCATCTTTGCTCTTTTTTGTCATTGCAATTTTCAATTCTTGCTCTGAAACCTCAATTAAGGCTCTATTTTTTATAGCCTGAATTACAGTTTGAGTTTTTTCAACTTTAACTGGAGCATTCTGATTACCTCCTAAAGTTATACCCTGCTCAAACAAAACAAATGAATTTCCTTTTTCTCTTACTTTTACGTAAATGTTCATAACCTTTTATATTACTTTATTTAAAATTTGTGTTTTTTATTATTCACCACTTATCGTTTTTAAACCCCACCAAATTTTTTCTTCTGGTATGTTGCTAAATTCATATAATCAGGGAATCCATTTGAAGCATACGCAATAGACTTATCAAGAATAACCGCTGCATCTCTCATCGCTTTGTATAATCCAAATGTTTCTGAAATATATAAAGAGTTGGTTTGATTTGAAGCGTTTCTCTCTTCTTCAATTGCTAATGGTGAAGTTACTAATTGATTTATGGCTTTCAAACCATCTACAAAAAGTAAATAATTATCTGGCATTAAACCATGAGAATATGTGTCTAAACTTTTTACACTTGAATTTTCTGGATTTAATCCCAATAAAGTTACACCACCGATTAAACCAACAATTTCTGCAAGCAAGCTAATATCAATTTCATTGTCCTCTGTACCTATCATAGCTTGCGGAGTTCTTAACAAGTTTCTCATTCTTGTAGTAACTCTTTTAATGTCTTTGTATTTGAAGCCATCAACTACACTGTTGATACCTATTACCGGAGCTGACCCAGAACCGTCTGATTGCTCTCCATTAAGTAATGTTTCAATAAGATAACTATTTTTCGCAATTGTAATATTTCTACCTACGTCTTCTAATTCTACGGCAAGTAAATCAATTGGGCAATAGTTTCTTACCTCATCAGAGATATTGATACCAATTCCTATTTTCT